TCTTCTCGTACTCGTCCTCGGTGAACTGGTTGCCTGCGGTTCTCTTAAGTTCAGAGATGCTCATACGCTTTACGTGGCCTGCGTAGGTTATATCCGTAAAGTTTGGGTCAGAGGTAAAGCTGTGGATGAAGAATGCTGGGTCTACATAGTCCTCAACGATTCCGTAGTTGGGGTCGTTGCTGCGCTTGGTGACAGCAATACCACAGGTGACGAGGTCTTCGACATTGCGCCTAAAAATGCGCTCGTCGAAGTCGTTCCAGCTTAGTGTTAAGTTGATGCCAATCTGGGCAGCAATCTCAGCAGCGGTCTTGATGTTAGTCTCAAGGAAAATTTCGGTCTCCTCAGCGGTATCGGGAAGTGAGTCTGGGTCTACCTCGGTGCGAAGTCCTGAGTCCTTCGCCTCCTTTAGGATGTCCTTATTCTCGATGAATATCTTCATCTTATTCTTCTCGTAGTCCTTCTCGCTGCGTGACAAAGGGTCAACAGCTTCAATGTTGGGGTAGAACTTAGAAGAGAGAATCTTGTTGACTACAATCTTTACGAACTTAGGAACGATAGGAACTGGTGTCCAGTCTAGGTTCACCAGAGAGCCATCACCGTTGTTCGGGTCAAGAGAGGTAAGTATCTGCTTGTAGATGGATGTGTCTTGGGTTCCGTTGGCGTAGTCCCTAGAGACTTCGAACTCACGGAATCTTTTGCTGTACAGAGACCCCTCGTACTGGGCGCTTCCCCACTGGCCGTATATAGCCTTTGCGTACTGAAGACCGTACCTCTTTCCCACCTTTACATCGTGTGAGGCAAAAGGGTCTGGGAACGTAGAGTCGTATGAGTTACTTTTTACAGAGTATTGATCCATTTATCGGAGTTTATGGACAAAGGTACGAACTTAACTTATCGCCTAATTTCCTTACCCTTGCGGAAGAAAACCCTCTCGTTGAAGTTTGTCTTTTTGACTTCTTTGACCTGCTTCTGGGCAGCAAGCAGCGCCAGCCCTGAGCTGATTGTTAAGTCAAACTTTGTCCTGTCGTCTATCTTAAAGTTTATCCAGTCCTCAAGTGTCCTGTTTAGATACATCCTTCCGAACTTACCAGTCTCGTTGTGGAGCCCTACGTGGTCGTGGATATAGGACTCAATAGCCTGAGCGTGAGCTTGAATGACATCTTGGCTATTGGAAGGTATCCCCTTTGTCTTTACGTTCATCTTCGATGAGGTAGACGCTAGATGCGCAGGGCGGTTCATAAGGTACTCGTCGTAGCCCCTTGACTCAAAGTACCTAGCGATGCCGTACTTGTTGTTCTCTATCAGCACAGGGTATCCGTAGAATACCGCAGCCATAAGGATGTCCTCGTAGAATATCTTGGCAAGCGGAGGCCGTGAGGCGTACTCCGCGACAAACATATTAGAGGGATGCTCCATCGAGAACTTGTTGTACACGTGGCAGGCACCCTTTGAGGACCTGTAGTCAAGGGTGGTGTCAAGGTCGTAGGAGTCAACACCCATAACCCCGAATGCTCCGTTGGGGGCAACAGCTTTATTGCTCTCAATCTTCCGTTTATTTCGAATATCAGCAGGTGCTAGCCAAGCCACACGCCACCGCCCATTAGGGTCGGGGGCGAAGATCACCTCACTGTCCATCTTACCATCTCTCCATTGGAAGTTACCGATTACCACAGGGTTTGGGTAAAGCTCCTCGTTGTGTTGTATCTGCTCGTATATCTTCTGAATATTAAACAGAGAACTCTTGGTCGAGTCGCGGAACGCCTCGTCCTCGGTAAAGGGGAACTGGCGTATAATCTCGTTGAGCTCGTAGCTGTTGTTCTGCTGGCCCTTTCTCTCGTTCTTTAAGAACGTCCTAGCACCAATTTCGGTAAGGGTTCCGTCTTCGGTAAGCATTGGAGTCTCTGGGTCTTCAACAATAGGAAGTCCGTACTGGCTGAAGAATCCCTCCATTGCATCGTATGCCGGAATGAATATCTTATACAGCCCGCTCTTGGTCCTTCCGTTCTCGTTGCGGTCGTTGGGGTCGGAGTCGTAGTACAGATTCCTAAACTCCCTGCCGCCCTTGTCCAACGGGTTTACCGTTGACCCCACCATCGCCTTTCCAATCACCCTACGTCCAACAAGAAGACAGGTCCTGTGGATTCTCCATACCTCCCTTATGTCGTTAGGATTCAGCCACTTACCAGCCTCATCTAGGAATAGCATATGGGTCTTGCTTCCGTCATACGCGTTATTAGTAGTGTTCTTCCAGTTGATTATAGTGTCCAATGCCTCACCTCGTGAGGTCGTCTTGTTCTTCTTGGTGATCCGCTTCGAGGGCTCACGGAAGGCAAGCTCCATACGCGGGTTAGTGGTTCCGTCAATGATAGGAGAAAAGAAGAACGGGTAGCCCTTGAATATGGGGATGATCTTAGAACCGAACACCGCCTCCTGGGCGTCTGTTCCTGTCTTGCTCATAATACCCAACAGCTTTTCCTTCACCTGACTGCCTTCGTCCACAAGCACCGCTGCACTCATATTGGTATACCCAGAACGTCTGCACTTGGTGTATATCTGCCCTAAACACCGAGGGTCTGATTCGCAGGCCGATAGGTGGACAAACAGCTTACGCTGGAAGTCTAGGTACGTAGGGTATCCGATGTCTATGGAGCTCCACTGAAGGAACATATAGTGATGACCCGTGATGTAGGTCTCCTCTCCGTTGTTCATAAACCACAGTCCTTCCTTGCGTCTCTTGAACTCCTGCTCGATGTAGGGACTCCACTTCTGCTGGAACTCACGTGGGGACTCGTACCAGTCGTCCATACTGTTTATCTGTGCAAGCTCCCTAGGTATCTCCTGTCGCTTCCACATTTGCTGCTCCTTTGGTAGGCCGCTAAAGAGAAAACTCTCCGGCTTTGGTAACTGAATACTTAGGGACTCTATCTCAATGATAGGCCCGTCCGAGTTGTTCGGACAGATGTTTATCACCTCCTGCTTGTCTATTACCTTCAGCCCAGCCATTATCTTGCCATCCTCTCGGCGAAGCCTCCCTTGAAGTCCTTCTCCTTTTCAAAGGATCCGGACTCCTCGATGTCGCCAACAAGCTGTTCTAACTTCTGCCTCTCTACGATAAGCTCCTTGCAGGCTAGGGCTGTATCCTTGATTGCTTGCAGTTCTGCCTTGCGAGCGGACCCCGTTAAATCGGGGTCTACCGGCTTACGTATCTCCTCGGTCATATTACTGATTGCAGCCTCCATCGCAGAGATGAGGTTACGTGCAGCATTAACTGTTGTGAACTTTACAGCTTTTGACATATCAAATGGTGGATTTGCATACGCCACAGCTTGCGGCCATTGATGTCCATCTCGTAGTCTGCGTCCTTGGCGAAGTACACGACGTCGCCCACAGCGAGACCTTCTTCCTCTAGCCACTGGCTTCCATAAACGATACGGCCCCAGCGCTTTTCTGGTTCCTTGATAGTAATGATTTCTATGAAGCTTTTCTCCTTGTCAGCATCGATATCAAAGGGTTCTAGGAACACCCAGTCCGCAACAGCTATAAGGCTACCGTCTGGCTTCTCGATAAGGTATGCCTGATTGCCCTGACCGCCGAAGGGGTCGTAGTTGACGCGGTATATCTTCTCTTTAGGGTCAACGACTTGGGTGTCGTTGAGCGCAACGTGGTGGTGATGGAACACGTAGTCTCCTATCTCTAGCTCGGACTTGAACTTGGCTGGAATGCCTACAACCTTAGCCTTCATAGTTCGGTGTTGGAACTCGTTGAACTTAGTGTCGAGGTAAAGCTCTGACTCTCCCACCTTGATGGTGTCGTTTACAGCGCTAGGTATGTGCACGAGGATGTGGTACAATGGTATCATATGTTTAATTAAAATAAATAAAAGTTGTAAGTCGGTTACAACTAGAAGTTACAGTCGTACTCTACTATAACTGGCATACCCTCGATAGTCTTCCACAGCATAAGCGTGTCTTCCTTCTTTAGGTATATGAGGTACTTGCGCTCTCCGTGGTAGTGGAGGTGAGATCCGTCGAGAACGATTGAGTCGATCTCTCCGTCCCCAGCCTTCTGTCCTACATAGTAGGCTAAGGCTTTCAGTGGGTCGGTCCCAGCAATAATTTTTCTGATAAGTTCCATTTCATTTTAATTTAGTTCAAATTTAGCCAATAATCTATATTGGTTGTATCGTCGGCTTCGTCGTCCTCGCTGTAGGCTCCCATAAGGTATGTGACCAAGGAAATCATCTCCTCCTTGGTGTCTACGTTTATGTTAGACACAGACTCAACAATGCTGTTTCCGTCTATCTGGTCTACCACAAGGCCTGCTGATGCAATCATCATAAATTCATCAAGCAGACCTAGGTCCTCGGCTTTGTTCAATATGTCATCGAAGCTGTTCTTTGCAAACATAAACAGCTCAATCCTAGCCGCAGCCTTTTCTTCATCATTCATACTAGAATGCGTAGAAGGCTTTGAAGTTTAGAAGTACCGTCATATTCGCGCCA